ATAACGGTATTTCTGACGATCCTTCGTCTATCATCCCAAAAGGTTTGACTTATGACCCCAATCCTACTTTTGACAGTTCCGTAACTCACGGAATGTTAGTATATAGAGGAGCTGATGGTAAATATTACCCTGCTTTAGCTGATGGTAGTGAAAAATCTCAAGTAGTTGGTTATGCTGATCTTGAAAATAATAGAATGATAGTTTCAGGACTTATCAAAACTAACTATTCTTTTGCATCTGGAGAAGAGCTCTACTTATCCGATACTGAGGAAGGAAAAATAATTACTGATAAAACTCTTGTGAAAGTTGGCGTTAGTTTAGGTAATGGTTATATAATACTAGGATCGTCAGTTTCAGGTGGTAGTGTCGGAGATATTAGTAATCTAGTCACTTTTGAAGACTTAGAATATTACTCTCTTTTACTCAGTACTCCATTTCAGGATGTGTATTATGATAAACTATTAGAAGACTCTCTTCATATAGTTTCAGGTAGTGCTAACCATAATAGATATGATAGTAAATATATAATCCAGTCAGGAACTACTTTAGAAACTGATGATTTACTTAATCTAAGTGAAAACGACTATAGATTTTTCGTCCATTTAAACTCATCTGTTACTCCAAACATAGAGTATTCTGTTGACGGTGGTACAACTTGGTCTACCTGTGAGCCTGATAAGATAATCACTGTATCAGCAGGTTTTAAGAAAATCAGATTCAGATTTACTTTTAATAGTGACGCTGAACTCAACAGTTTCGGTGTTCTCTATCATTACAAAATACCTGGTGGAGCATATTTTTCTGATACTAGAATGTTTGAAATCCTTAATATTGAGGAAGATAAACCTGAGGGCACTATCATAACTCTCCCAAACGGAGCAACATATACTCCTGATAGTAAGTCTCTTGAAGTCTATCTTAATCGTGTAAGACTGATACCCAATGTTGATTATGAAGAAGTAGATAGCATGTCCGTAAAGTTTAAACTACCACTACACGCTGGAGATACGATTGTATTTACTGAGAAGTTCGGTTATGTTGATGTTTCAGAAGATAATAATACTAAACTTCAAAGTTTAGTGCCTAGTTGGACTAGTAATCACGCTGACTATATTATATTGAGAGATCAGTCAACAGGTAAGCTTTATAAGCTATACATTGATAATGATAATTTAAAGTTTGAACCAATATCATAAGTGAGGGTAAGTTATGAGTATAGTTGCAAAGTCTGATTTATCAAATGTCTCCAGATTGACATTATTAGATAAAATAAGCCTCAGAATTATGAATTTAGGAGATACTCCTATTACTCCAGAACCTGGCGAAGTTATTAAGATAGAGTTTAATAGTATTAGTAATGTCTTTGATGTTCCACTAACTAACATTAGTAATATGTTATTTGAGTTTACTTTAGTGATAAGCTACAGCTCAAGCACTAACCTAGACTTCTTTCTTTATCCCAATGGTAGCTCTTACACTGATTCGTTTGGGAGAGATTTTATATATTTTAGAGATAATGATGGAAATAGCAATGTAGATGCTATTGGTTATCAAAGTGAGTTTATCTGCTCTTGTTTCTCTGTGGATCCTTTAGGTGGAACTGCAGATACTCATCCTATAATATATAACTTCATCATTTCTACATATACAGATTGTAAGATGATTTCAGGTCTTTGTAGTGGAAGAAAAAGTTTATGTGTAGGTTCCTGTAAATGGATTGATACTACAACCATATGGAATGATTTTGGAAAAGTAAGAATAAGTTCAGGAGGTACTATCTCAGGTATTCTTACAATTAGGAGGATAGTATAATGCTCTATGCTTGGATTGAGAATGGTAAAGTTGTAGCAACAGACGATAAAAAGTATGTTAAGGTATCAGAGTATCAGATATTTGAAGATTTGACATTAGATGACGTTGAGTATTTAACAGTTAAAAACAATCAAGTTGTAGATATTAGAAAAGATAGTGAGCTTTTATCTGAGTACATTTCACGAAAGAAGAAAGAGTTATTAAATAGATTGTCAGAGTTTATAACTTCTTACATCTTTTTACATTATCCAGATGCAAAGCAAAAATCAGATTTAGCTGACAAAGAGTTTTTCACAACATTACTTATAAGTAAACTATCGCTAACAGCTGACGAGATCGCAAGTAAAGTATATGAAGCATCAGCTAATATCTTATCTAACACTTCAACATTGCAAGATGAAGTAAACAAGCTATCAAAAGATGAAACGGGTAATGAGATTACTTTTACTTGGAACGGACGAACAATTCACGCTAGCTTTGTATGGGAACAGCTCATCAAGGTAGGTGTTAGAACAGGATGGGTTCAACTTGTTAAACAGAAATATTATGAAATAGAAAGTCAGATTGAGAATTTAGCAAGTTTAGATGAAGTTGAGAACTTTAAGGTAGAAAATTCTAAACTTCCACCGTTTCCTAAAATTTAAATAGGAGAGGTAAATAAATATGGCAAAGCTTGATAGTAGATTTGTTAGTGTTGTAAGTGGATTTAAAAATAGAATTATCAATGGTGACTTTTCTGTAGCACAAAGAGGTGAATATCACTCCTTATATAATACAAGTAAATATACCCTTGATAGGGTGCGTGTTTGGAGTGCAGAACATTACTTATCACAGTGGAGAGGTAAAATTCACGCACCAGATGAAGGAATAACTGCAAATGTGCTGGATATATTTGGAGATGGAAGTTGTGTAGCGTGTTATCCGCTAGACGGAAATGCCAACGATCTATCTGGAAAGTACAATGGTACTTGGCACGGAAATGAGCAGTATGATGTAGGGAGATTTGGACAAGCTGCAAAGTTTGATGGGAGTAGTTATATACAAACTGACTTAACAGGAGTATTACCTCAAGAATTCACAATTAGCTTGTGGATTTATGTATTGTATTCAACAGGTGAAAGCGTTGATTTAGGACTAGGTACAACTCATGATGAAACTTTAACATTAATTACAAATAGAGACGGTAAATTTTGCTTTTATTCAGGAAGTGGAGGGATACTTTACTTTGCATTCCCTCTCCAGTTACGCAAGTGGTTTCATTTAACTGTTGTGAATAAATCTGATAAATCATATTTATATGTTGATGGAGTCTTAAGGGCTACACATAGTGCACTACATAGAGCAAGTAGCGAGCTATTTAGAATAGGAGGAGGCGTTTTTGGTTCAACTCAATTTGGACATAATCTTATCGACCAAGTCCGCATCTTCAATAGAGCTTTGACTGAGGACGAAGTTAAAGCTCTATATGTTGAGTCTAACAACTATGAAGAGCGTCCATCATATTTTCTTGTAACTAGAATTGATAACATTAACTCTAGTGCTACAAAGAGAGGTATTGCACCTTACGTATACAGATTCGAAGGACAACACCTATATGACTTAGCAATAAGTGGTAAGAAAGTAACGCTATCTTTTGAATTTGCTTCAAATAAGAATGGAAAGTACTCTCTTTCATTTAGAAATTGTACAGATGGTAAGTACGACTCGTATGTGAGAATATTTGAATATACAGGTAATGGTAAATTCCAAAGATTTGAGTTCACATTTGACTTATCTGAATTTCCAAAGAGGTTTAAAAATGACATTAACAAAGGCTTTGAGCTAATAATATGTGGTAATCATCCTAATTTCAAAGCTCCAGGTGAAGGACTATTTTGTAATGTTGATTATCACTTTGCAGATGGAACTAATAACTTTGATGTTGGAGATTGGTTTAAGATATCTAATATTCAACTTGAGGAGGGAGATAGAGCTACGGATTTTGAATACGTTCCATATGATATACAATTATTAAGATGTATGAGGTATTATGAAAAAATAAACTGTCAAGGCATCTCAGCTTCTTGGGTAGATCCAACTCAAGTCTTTTGTCACATTCCTTATAAAGTAATTAAAAGAACTACACCTTCAGTAGTTGACTCACGTTTTACATATTGGACTGGTTCGTCTTCAGTAGATGTTAGTGTTAATAAATTTAGCTTATGGACTGATTCATTAATGGTTAATTTAGCTGAACCTGCTGATAGAACATATGGTAGTTCATTTCCACTGTTTAGTGGTTCTTATGTAGTTGTTGATGCTGAGATTTAAATTAGGAGGAGTTACTAATGATAGATCTTCAGAACATAAAGTCAGTTAAGGAAGTTAGAGACATAACTAAATATAGTGTCAGTTTAGACTCTAATGGAAATAAAAGATTAGAAATTCCTCCTGTTGAGGGATATATTCTGACAATATCAGAAGAAATGCAAGATAGAATAATATATGTTCCTGTTGATGCATCAAATAAATATTATCAGTCAATACAATCTTGGATAGAGTTAGGAAATACTCCACAATGTGCTCATACTGAAGAAGAGCTCTTAGAATACTATAAAAAAGTAAAACTAAAAGAGCTTAAGATTTCGTTTGAAGATTATAGATATAATAAAGCAAAGATATTTTCAAAAACTATTAATAAGTATGTTGATGCTAGAGAACGCGATTTGATTAATATAGATGCTCTAATTTCATCTCTTTCTGACAACAGTACAACCATACAATTTAGAACTTATGAAAATGACTTTATTGAAATAACAAAACCTCAACTTGAATCAATCAAACAAGAGATAATAGCATATGGATTAAAACTATATCAAAGAAAGTGGGAAATTGAAAGAAAAATCTCAAATGAAACTTATATTATCAATTTAATTGAAATGAAAATCACTGATAAACTCTGGGATATAGATGATGGAGGAAAATAATGAGCTTGTCTCAATTTTTCTTTCAGATTGCACCTAATTCTTCAGTCTCCTTACCTGAAGGTATAAAGTTTGCTCCAGACGGTTCAATTAGGTTTATTGGCAATGCTACGGTATTCTCAGATCAAGTTACCCATAACATAGTTCCAGACAAGGATATAGTCGGATATGTACTTTCAGCTTCTGAGACTGAAGTAAATGTTGATTATGGAGTGCTTGAAAATAAGGTCTACGTCAGAGTGAAAGGACTAAATCCTGGAGAAAAGATTTACTACTACTTTACTAAATCAAGTACAGGAAAACCTAGAAATGATAAAGTCTTTTATTGGTATGATGACTTTGAAAACTACAACACTACTGACGACCTAAAGAAGAAATACTCTACAGGTGGACACAAGCCTTGGCTTGTAGATATGAAAGAAAGATATTTAGGAACTAGGTCAGTATGCTCTGATCCTAGTATAACTGATGGACAAAATAGCTATCTTCAGCTTTCACTAGACATACCAGAAGAAGCTATAATCTCTTTCTATCAAAAGGTAAGCTCAGAGCGAGGTTGGGATTTTCTCAGATTCTATATAGACGGTAGTCAAGTCTCAGCTATCTCAGGTGAGGTTAACTGGACTAAGTTTGAGAGACAGGTAAGTAAAGGAATACATTCGTTTAAGTGGATATACACTAAAGATGGTTCAGTTACTAGAGGTGCAGATAAAGGCTGGATTGATAACTTAGTAGTACGTTCTGCTTTAGATACACTGCATACTGAAATTGAAGAGCTCGCTCCAGGTCAGTATAAAGTTACTATAATGAATAATACTCCTGAGATCATTAGTGATGCTCAAATCAAGATTCCAGGTTTACCTGTAGACAATTATGTAGTCGTAGCAAGGTCTATAACTCCAACCTTAACAACTATAGCGTTTCCTCCAGGCAAGATTTCTTCCATTCAGTTCTATACTCAGTTTTCTCACGATATAAAGATAGGAAGTACTTGTAGATTTCACTTGCATACGTTTATTCCACCTGATGCTACTCCAGGTAAGGTTAAGTTCCAACTTGAGTGGAAGACTTTACCTGTAGAAAGAGTTATTGGGGATGAAAGGATAACCGAAGGAAACTTTTCAATTTCTACACATAAGATTACTAAAGTATTTGAGATAACCGAAGAAGATATAGGTAAACACGTAGTTTTAAACTTTGGTGAGATAGATAAAGTATTTTCCATCTCACAAATAATTTTTCATAGACTTACTAGACTTGGAGTTCACGAAGAGGATACCTTTAACTATGAAATACCCATATTATTTGTCGACTGGCATACTGAGATAGACTCACTTGGTTCTCAAGATGAGTTTGTAAAGTGAGGTAATGAAAATGACTGAAAGAGAATCTATCTTATCTCAACTTACTACAAGTTTTATACAAAGATACTATCCTGAGTGGAAACAGAGAAGTGACGAAGTAGACTGGAAACTTCATACTACAAGACTTGTTACTTATTCTGAAGGTAGACTTACTATAGATAAAATTAGTAAACTCATATATCAAGCATCAGCTAGAATACTTGAGGAGAAATCTGACTTTAATACTGAACTTGATAATCTCTGTAGTATATTTGACTTGAGAAGTAGTTGGGAACAACTTCTCAAAGTTGGAATAAGAACAGGTTGGGTAGGCTTGATAAAAAGACTTTACTATCAAATTCTAAACGACACTTCTATTCCCAATGAGAGACTATATTTCGTAGTAAGGTCAACTTATGTACCACTGACAAAATTTTTACCTGAGAGGTAAACTATGATACAAGTCTTTAATGCTGAAGGTAAGAAAATAGCTGAAGCTGAAACTAGCATCAAGGCTGAAGTAAGTAATGCTAGAAGAGATTGTATGATTTATGTAGACTACATTCAAGGAAGTGAGGATAACATCGTAATTTCATTTGAGACTAAGGAAGCTACTACTAAGAGCACTTTTCCAATTCAAGTTGATAATGGAACAGCTATAGTTCCGTATAGACGGACCTTGACTCGAGGTAAGTATAGAATTTACTTACCTATGGCTGAGAATGAAGAAGCACTGGTAGTAAATATCACTATGCAAGGAGACACTTCTTCTCCAGGTACAGTTAAGGTCTGGGTTATTCCTACTTATCATTCTTACTAGTGAGGTGAGGGTATGCTAAATTATGATAAACTTCTTCACTTCATAGCTGGATTTTGTATAGCTCTTTTCACTTACCAGATAACTTACAGTCATAAGCTTGCTACTTATGTTACTCTTATCATAGCTATAGCTAAAGAAATCTACGATCATATATCTACTAACCATATATCTGATTTTAATGATATCATCGCAACCCTAGTAGGTGGACTAACATACTTACATCTTAGCTAGAGAGGTTATCAAATGAACTTGTATGAGTTTCTTGATAGGTTAATTACTTCATATCCGCTATACAAGTCAGTAACGTTAGTGTTTTTGATGGGAGCTGGTGGAGTAACTGGATTTGTTGTTACCAGAGGTGCATATACACTATTTATCAAGAAGGTACTATCTGAACCAAGTAAGAATACTCCATCAACTTCGACTGACGTTTTAAAAGAGATAGAAATCAAGCTCAACTCAATTGAACTATTGCTCAAGACTCATAAGGAAGTTAACGATACTAAACTCAGTCAGTTACTAGACCTTATTAAGGAAGTCAAAGAAACCATTATGAAGTTCCGAGAGTACTTTGATACCTCAAATAAAGAGATCAGAAGTTCACTAAACAATATAGAAGATAGAATTCGCGAAATCTCTTGGAGAGGAGATGAATAATGAACTGCAAAGAGTGTGGACTGTGTAAAAAGATATCTGATATTGACATAGCTTTTACTATTCCTACTAGCTCAGATTTTTTAAAAGTTGACACTGATATTAGACTTGTATCCACAGTTAACAAAATATTATCTCAGATCACTAGAATGGTATCTCAGTCGCTACTTGATTTGAGACTCAGCAAATTTAAATTTTGTCATTGTACCTACTATATCATTAAGGTAAAGTCGTCTCTATGGACAAACTTCTTACTACAAGCACTTAACTTCTTTGAAGCTAAGATTTATTATGACTGTGAGAATTTAAGTAAGTTACTTATCAAGTTATCAGATGATATTGAGCGTACATATATATCAAAAATAAAGGATTTAAATACCGAAATAGCTCATAAGTTTCTAGAAGTTCATAAGAAACCTCATACTATTTTCAGAAAGAGACTTGAAGGTATTGATAGTAATGAAGTTTTGTCGTCAGTTCAAATTCTAGGTGACTATATTCAAGCTATCATAGCTATGTCAGTCTGCACATCAGCTTCAATTGACTTAAAGCTAAAGGGAGAAAACTACCTTTTTATACTTCCAGAGGTATTCTTGCTTAATGACAGCTTTAGCTATATTGAAACTATAGTCAAAGCGTTAGATTTTGATAAGTTTAGAATTTACTATATCAACCCTGCACCTCGTAGTAAATTACTCACAAAATACTACTTAGAGAAAGCTAATCTACTTGATAAGGTGATACTATGAGAGTCTTGATATCACTGCTTACTAGTCGCATCTCAATTTCACTTGTAGCTGTAGCTATAGTATATGTCCAGTTAACTTACTTTAAACTTAAGTTAGAATACTATACCCAGAAGATACATAATCTAAAGTCTCAAGTTAGCTATCTCAAATCTGAGAATCAAGATTTGAAAAGTAGGCTAGAATATATCAAGTCAAAGTTATCTGCTTGCGAAGTATCTAAAGAAAATTTAGAAAACACTATAGATAAACTTGTTAAAGAAAAGGACTTACTTATCTCCAGAATAGTTAAACTCCATCAGTCTAATCTCAAACTTAAAAAATATAAAAAAGTAAATATTGCCAACACTACGATAAAGGTCGAGGTAAATCCTGACGATGAAGTTACTAAAGTATTTAATCTATTTTCTCCTGGTAAGTGAGTTTCTCTTTATGTTAGGTTGTCATAACGAACCTAAGGTCATAACGAAAGTAGTATACCGAGATAGAGTAATCTATAAGCAATCTTGTCCTAATCTCTCCTTTCCGGAGTTTCCTAAACTTAACATATATAAAGTTGAATATAATAGTTCAATCTATTACTGCTTTGATGTGACTTCAATTAAGTTATTAACCGAGTACTTACTTCAGATAAAAGACCTAGAAAAGACTTACAAGACTCTAACTGGAGAGAAGAATGAAACGAAATAGTTATTTTATCACCAAAGAAGACTACGACGCGATGTTTGAAAAGATGCACTCTTTAGAAGAAAGATTAGTTCATCTTGAAGAGCGTATTCATTACTTAGAACATAAGCTAAATAAAGAGTGTGCTACTCATAATGAGATTCTTGTTAGAAAGATAAGAGATATAAACGATAAGCTAGCAAGACTTCAAAGTGATATTTTAAAACTGAGGCAAGATATGTCAAGTAAGTACTTGAATTTTATTGTAATCTCAGCACTACTGGGAATAGTCTTACTATACTTAATTCTGAAATAGGAGGAGGTTATGATACTTAGCAAAGACGACTTAGAACTCATTCTCATTTCAAAGTCTCTTGGACTTGTAGGTATTATATTTGTTGCTATCATAGTAGTTTTCTTTGTAAGGTTAGCTTTAGGAGTAGTATTTAAGGACGAGTTTGAGTTTATTCATAGTGAAATTAAGAAAGGAAACACAGCTGTGGCTATCTATGCAGGGGTGATAATAGGATGCATAGCGTTAGGACTTATCTACGCAATATCAAACTTTCTGCTTTAATCTTACTTTCAGTAGCGTTTGGAATAACTAAGAAATATGATAAGTATTTCATAGTTTACTCTCACATCTACTTTCCTTATCTTGACTGGAGATGGTTCAAAGCTCAAGCTATAGCTGAAAGCTCACTTAATCCTAAAGCTAAGTCAAAAGTAGGAGCTATTGGACTTATGCAAATAATGTCGTCTACGGCTAGGTGGTTAGGAGTAGATCCAAATAAACTCTACATACCTTGCACAGCCATAGCTACTGGAATAAGGTATGATAAGTGGTTAGAAAGATTCTGGAGACGGAAATCCAGTATTGAGTATCTCAGCTTACTTGACTTCATCTTTGCAAGCTACAATGCAGGTCCAGGCAGAGTGTACAAATCATATAGAAAGACTAAATCTAAGTATATTTATGACCTTAGTCTACCTAGAGAGACTATAAATTACGTTACCAAAATCAAGTATTACTACTATCTGAAACTGAGGTAACTTGTTATGCTTCCAGTTATAAAAGATGCTTACAATAAAGCCAGAAGTGAGAAAAGATATGAAGTGAGAGTGGTCTTTTTTGAAGGTATCTCCATCGTATCTAAACTGATAAAGTGGTTTACTAGATCAAGATTTTCTCACGTTGGATTTGATTTAGGAGATGGAGTTCATTTAGTTGAAGCTTGGGAAGATACTAGAAATAAACTGCTAGGTATCTTTGGGGCTAAATGGCAACTTACCACTTACAAGTATCATACTCCAGAAACTCCCTACATAATACTAACTAAGAAAGTTGATATTTCAGTTTTATCTCATTATTATTACATTCTAGATTTTATAGCTCAAGCTAAAATACCGTATGACTGGAAGGAGATATTAGGATTTATCTTTAAGTGGAGGGAAAAAGAATCAGATGGAAAGTTTATCTGCTCCACTGGAACTTGTTTTATCCTGCAGTGGTTAAGTATACTACCTAAAGAGTTACCTTATTGGAGAATGAGTCCACAAGATGTATTTGAAGTGTGCATAGCTAACGGATTTGAGATAGCTAAGACTGGAGTGGTGAAATGACTAGAAGTGAGTTTGAGAAGTGGTTAGATGAGGCTAAAAGTTATTGGAGTGAGAATGGAGGAAGTTATAAAAGTGAGATATTAGGTTATCTAAATGACTTAAAGTCTTATATAGACTCACTAATAAAGACTATACCTCAAGTAAAACTTAAGAGACTACTTATCACTGTAAAGTCATATCTTACAATGAAGAATGTCAGAGTTGAAGGTTACTCAAATCTAGTTGAAGATGTACCTATAGAACCTAGTGAGATAGTTCCTACATATGCTAACTTTACTTTACCTGACTATAAAACTCTATTTATAGTAAGCTCAACTTTAGATACTACTAACTATGATAAGCTAAAGTCAGATTTGAGTAAGATATACTCAAGTATACCTAACGAAGTAGATAACTTTATAGAAAGATTAGCTAACGCTAGTATTGACTTACAAGTAGTGTTAGCTTTAGGTGGAGTTAAAACTACAACTCAAAATTGCTCTGATTGTGATTCTGTTATGCTACATGTAGTAGGTTATCTTCAGTCAGAATTTAACTTGAGGTTACCATAATGCCAGGTCATGCTAGATTTGGGGATATAGCTGTTGGAGTTTGCATATGTCATCCAATTCCCATACCTACAATAGCAATTCTAGTTACATTCTCAGGAGACGTTATCACTAATAGTAGAGGTACAGTCAGGTGTGCTGATATAGGAATTACTCCTTGTGGACATATAGGCGTAGTGGTGACTTGCTCTGGAGATGTTATCACTAACGAAAGAGGAACTGCTAGATGTGGTGATGCTCTAGTAGGATGCTTCAATGGAGTAATAGCAACTTGTTCTGGAGATACTTATAGCAATGGTTGAGGTAAAGTTAAAATGAAAATTACTTGTGGATTAGTATTAGGAAAATATCCTTACATAGCTAGACTCATTCCAGATAATCCTGATTTGAAATTAGCTAATGCTTTTGCGTTTTATGTAAGAATTGAAAAGTCAAACTTACTGCCTCATATCGTAGCTCATGAACTCACTCACGTTATCCAGTTCTGGAGAAATCCGTTCAAGTGGATTTGGTGGCAAATTACTGAGGATCAGTATTATCAGATTGAAATGGAATCTGAAGCGTATGCAGTTCAGGCTATAGTTAGAGGTTATGATGATAACGTAGTAAGAGCTTATGCTGAAACGATTTGTAAGAGTCCTTGTTATAAAGTGGATGATAACCTGGTGGGTTTTGTTGAAAGAAAAATCTGGGAGTGGATTAGTTGGTGGGAAAGTAGAAGAAGTGATTTAGAGAAAATAATTAAGGAGACTAATAAGGTGATAAAGAGATTGAAAGAGTGAGAGGAGGGTGTCCTCTCACTCTTTACTCTAGATTTAGTTCATCCTTTAGATACTCTTTAACTATTTTTGGTATTTCCTCTTCGAGGAGTTTTCTTAACTCTTCGTTGCTCAAATTAAATCTTTCTTTGAACTCAAGCAACTTTTCTTTGAATTCTTCAGGTTCTAGATCATAAAGTTCTCTGCATATGCATTTTAATCTATACTCCTTATTCTTCCTATAGTTTTCTAAATCTTTCCATTCTTGCTCCGTTAGTTCTTTTATAGCTACTGGATTTTCTTGTATCATTTCTAATACAAATTCTCTTGATACTTCAAATTTATCAATAGGGTCATGGCTTACGCATTGACAACTCCCAAGACCTAGCAACTCACTTGAGTAGCAGTTAACTTTTTCACAGTACCATTTACCATTTTCTAGGTAGAGTTGCTCAGGTATTATCTCTCCATACTGATTTTCTATTTCGTCAAATATAAGAGGCATTTCACTCCTCCTAACGGTGGTTTATAATAGAATTAGGCTTAGTACAAGTTTAATTCCTTCTCGATATACTTTCTTGCAAACTCAGGTACTTTCTTTAGCATTTTCTTTATATCCTCATCACTAAAGCATAATCTATCTCTTAGCATCACAATATAGCTTTTAAACTCCTCAGGCTCCATATTCAACTTCTCCAGAAATTTACACCTTAGCTCATATTCCTTGTTCTTTTTGTATTCTTCTAAGTCCTTCCACTCTACCTCCGTTAGCTCCTGCACAGCTGTAGGATTTTCCTTTATAGCTTCTAGTACCGCCTCTCTTGATACTTTTACTGTTCTAATAGGGTCATGTGATACGCATCTACACGAACCTAACCCTAACTCTGAGCTGGAATAACAGTTTATATACTCGTAGTACCAAGAGTCTCCTTCGAGATAGTATTGTTGGCTTACTATCTCTTCTTCATACTGATTTTCTATTCTTCCGAGAATTAATGGCATTTTGCACCTCCCTTTATAGAGTTTCTATTTCAGCTTCTTCTCCATCTTCAACGTGAATATGAACTCTAAAAGCTGAAAATTCTAACCCTTCTTTCTCGAGCTCATCAAGATAGTCAATGATTAGATAATTAGCATTCTTGAAGTACCATTCTATCTCGAACGGTACTCCGTACTTTTCCTTTAGCTTTCTTTCTAGAAATCTACAAGCCTTACTCTCGTGCATACCTAAATCATTTATCAGGAAGTTCACTCCAAATTCTATATCGTCTCTCACTTGTTTTACTTTTTCTTCGTCCTTAAGAAACTCCTTTAATTCTTTAGATAATTTCATATTATACCTCCTTTTATAAAACTTCAACTGTAGTAGTTTTGTACTTTTTTCCTGTTTTCCAAGGATGAATTAGTATTTCTTTGTACTCCTTTTGCAATTCAATTAAATAGTCTACAAATTCTTCAACATCATTAAATACACAAGAATATTTTTTGAACCCTGGAACTTTGAACCAAACTTTTAGTTTCATCTTACTTCTTCCTCCTCTAAATTTCATTTCATCTATTGATAAATATAAACTATTTTCCGAAAAAATCAAGTGATTTTCGGAAAAATTAATGTAATTTTGGGAAAAGAAACAGAATTTTGCAAACATTACAATTTGGTTTTTGACTTAGAATTTTGACATAGTTGGGAAGTTTGCAAAAGAGAAGTGAAAAGGAGACGAGAACAAAAACCTCGTCTCCTTAGAGCATTTAATTCAGAAGTTCTTCATATATAAATTGTTTTAACCAGCTTTTTAGTTCCTCTTTTTCCTTATTTGAAAGTTCAAGACTATCTATTTTTCTAGAATATTTGTTATAGAGATAATCTAAATAAGAGCCTATATCTTTAGTGATTTCCTTGAAATTTTTCTTGAATTCACATTCAACTTCTATTGTTAGAAATATATATTCGATTGCAAAAATTAAAAATTTAATTAGTTTGTGAAATAAAAATAAAAACGCGAAAAATATTAATACTTCTATCAGTACCATCTTATCCTCTCCTTACAGAATTTCACCGTTTAATATTTTCTTGTTTTCAATTCTAAAACTTCCATTTGAGTAGATTTCAATATAAGCAAATCCATGATTCCAGTTATTAACTGGGCGATAATTTGGAAATAAATTACAAAGACAACCAACAGACCAAGCTCCTTTTATTCCACCACACAAATCCCTAAATATGTACTCTTGAGTTGTATGAAAATGTCCAAACAAAATGTTTGTAAATGTTTTTAAGAAAAGTGTTCTAGCTACATTGACAACATTTCCACTTACTTTGATTTCATGACCATGGAGAAACGCTAAATGACCTATCTTAAATGGTTGACGGTATTTATTAAGAAGTTCAAGATTTGAAACATAAGTAATATCAAATTTATACAGTTTAAATAAAGATGGAATTTTAAGTACATCTAAATCGATAAACTCTTTTGCATATGTTAGTATATATCTTTGCATTCTCAGTTCGTGATTAGCTTCTATGTAAAAAATCTGGGTTTTAGGAAATTCATTTCTATCTTATCAAGCTTTAAAATTTTTCGGCTGTGTTCATTTTTTCTCATCTTTTAAAGCAAGTATTCTTCTTTTTGCAATTTCACAATAATCAGGATTTATTTCTATTCCTATCCATCTTCTATTCAGTTTTTCACAAGCTACTAAGGTAGTTCCTGAACCTATAAAAGGGTCTAAAACTAAGTCACCTCTATTAGAATAAAAATAAATTAAATCTTCCATTAATCCTAATGGTTTAGTTGTAGGATGATTATACTTCTTTTTTCTCACTCCATAAGGAGGGTCAGTTAAAACCAAGTCTACACTCTCTTCAGGAAATTTCTTTAAAACTTCTAAGCAATCACAGCAATAGAGAATACCATTCTCAGTTTCAAAATAACGATTTTCCTTAGGGAAGATATCTTTCCAGCACATTTTTACGCCTCCCATTTTACTTCGGCAAAAATTAGTTTTTCTGGCAAAACTTTCCAACAAAACCAGCTTGTATTAAACCAAACATTCTTTTTATTTTTCATAAAATTTATTCTTTTATCTAACACTAAAACTTCAATTCCATATTTTCTAAATAATCTTCCTCTTTTTACACCTTCTAAGGTTGTAATTGGTAATAAGAAACAAAAAGGTTTTCCTAAATTGTATGCCCTTTCTAAAAATTTATCTTTTAAGCTGTAAGGTGGATTTGTAATTATAATATCAAAGTTAAAATTAGGTTCATCTTTTAAAAAATCAAAACCATTATTAATATGTGTAGATACTACTTTAAATCCATTTTCTTTTAATACTTTAGTTATATTACTATTACCAAAATCAGTGCATTCCCAAAAAATTTTATCTTTAAATTTTTTTAGATATGGTAATAACGGCTTTACAGCATATTTAGGAGTATATATTTCATCAATTTTAGGATTTTTTATATATTCAATCATTGCCTTTTTCATTTTTTCTCTCCTTTTTAAGATAAGTATTCTTTTTAATTATTTTGCAGTACTTAGGATTAATTGATATCATAATAAGAAACGCGGCAAAATTAAAACCTCCACACCTCTAAAATAAAACAATTACCATTCTGGCTCTTCCACCCATTCCCATTCTGTAGTTCTAAATCCATTTCCCTTTCTTCTAAAATGACCTCGTCTTATTAAAAATTCTTCCTTTGTAGCTTTAGTTTCTTTATAAATTTTTATAGCCCCATTATAAGTATCAAGTTTGTATTTAATATCATCATACTTTTTTCTAGGGAGGAAATTCTGTAATCTAAATCTTGCCGAAGTTGATTATAGCTTTTTTCTAAAAAGGATACTCTTTCCTCTAAGGATAACATTCCTTGATTAAGATTTTTAAGTTCGTTTTCTATTTTATCAAGTTTTTTAAAATTTTTTGGGCTGTTTTCATTTTTTCTCCTCCTCAAGATAAATTTGAATATTCAGATACTCCTTCCTCATTTTTTCTTACTTCAATAACATTGTTAATCATTTCTTTAAGCATTTCGTTATGAGTTATGATAAAAACTGATTTTTCTCCTTCAAATCCTGCAAAAAGCTCAACAGCAAACTGAAGATTTTCTAAATCTAATGCATCAAAGATTTCATCTACTACTAAAAGGTTAGTTCTAATTCCTCCTATTCTTTCCATCAGTTGTTGTAAAGCTAAAAGTATCACAATGCTAACCTTTCTCCTTTCCCCTCCAGATAAACTTTTCAAATCAAGTATTCTTCCTCCCTTTTTAATCTCTAAATCTAATCCCTTTCCTAGCTTAAATCTAATCTCAAATTCAATTGGAAATTCTGTTAAGATGGTATTGAGAGCTTCCACATATCTGTTAAGTAAATTAGTTCTAAATCTGGAAGAAGGTTTGAGAAGGTCTATAACATAATTAATAAATTCAATATCGGATTCAAGTTCGTTTTGTTTGTTTTGTAAAGTTTCAAGTTCGCTTTGAATTAATTCAAGTTCTTTTGTTATGTTTTCAATTTTTTCTTTAATATTTGTTTGTGATTCAGTCAGTGCATTTTGTAAAGCTTTGATTCGTTTCGTAAGAATTTCATATTTTGCAAGTAAATTTTGTTTTTTGAGTGCTATCTCTCTTTGAGACTCTAACTGTTTTTTGAGATTTTTAAGTTGAATAATTCCTTCCTTAATAACTTTGAGACGTTCTTTAACTTGATTGATTAAATTCTCAGGATAAGGTTGTTTACAAGTTGGACAAATTCCAGAGTTAAGTATTGAAATTTTATCTTTGTATTCTTTTTCAAGTAGTGAAAGTTTCTTGATAACTCTATTGAGCTTGTCTTGGATACTTTTTAAATTTATATCAGGAAGATTTGAAAGTTCGTTTTCAAGTATTTGTTTTGCTTTTTCTGTTTCCTGAAGTTCCTCCTTTACTGAACTAAGTCCAGTTTGATTTTCAAGTTCTTCAAGTTTTCCTTGTAAATTACTTTGCTTTTTCTCAAGATTTTGCATTTCAAGTAAAATTCTGTTAAGTTCAGTTTGTAATTCTTTGAGTTTCTTTTGAAGTTTTTCCTTCCACTTATCCCAATATGCTATTCCAATAAGCTCTTCAAAGATTACCTTTCTAGTAGTAGGAGTGAGGGAAGTAAAATCATACGGAAGTCCTTGCGTGAGAATAACACAAGATTGAAAAAGCTCAGGACTTCCTATAAGTTCTTCTATCTTTCTATTCGCTTCTCTGATTGTATGAAGCACTAAATCTTTTCCATCAATTGTAATTTTAACCGACGAATTATAAACTGGATGATTTTTGTATCTAGTAATTGTGATTTGTCTTCCATTTAAATTAAGTTCTACTAAACCTTTGCAATAATTTGAACCAAATCTAATAAAATTACTAGAACGAGCTTTCCCGTATAGTATCCAAATTAACGCTTCAAATAATGAGCTTTTCCCACTTCCATTAGGACCTACTACGCAATAAACTTTTCTAGTGTTTAAATTGAGCTTAACTTCTTTAATAGATTGGAAATTTTCGATATGAAGCTTTTGAAATTCTATCATTTTCACTCCCTCCTATTATTAGAAAACTTCGTCAAAATACTTTCTTTCAAAATAATCAAGACAATTTCGAATGTTTCTGATGTATCTTTTCTCTTTCAATGTAAATTTTCTTGCAAAAAATCTTTTTACCCCTCCGTGATACAAAAGAAAATATCTATAGAGAGGTACATTTTCAGGAACAATCGAAAGTTTATCTCCAAGTTCGAAAGTGTATCTAAGAACTTTAACACCAAAGTAAATAGAATATTGAATATCTCTAACAAGTTTTTCTTTATCAACACTCCAAAATCTATAGTTAACCTGAAGAAGACCTCCCGCTATCCCGCTATCAGCTTGTATATTGAAAGAACTTTCTGCTTTCATTACACAAAGAGAAATTTCTGCATCAATCCCAAAAAGTTTGCTATATGCTACTGTATAATAAGCGATATCAAAAGCAATATCTTTTTTGTTTTTCTTGTTAATCTTCATAATGTATTTAACTGCTTCATCAATAAACCATTTGTCATAACTTGTAAGTTTAACTTGTTTTCCAAAAGAAGTGAATAACATTATTAAAGTCATTATCAAGTTTAACATCACCTAACCTCACTCTTTTAATAGAGTCTCTAGCTTCTTAACTTTATCTGGAAACACTTCTTTTACTTCTTGTTTTAGAAGCTCTAGTGGTGATTGAAAGCTTTCAAATTCATATTCAATTCTTTCTTCTTTTTGTTCTTCTTTAACAAGCTTAACTTGAATATCAACTCCAACTGGAAGTTTTTCTGGAGGTTGGAATGTTTCTAAAATAAAACCAGTATTTTTTATGTCGTACTTATCAATTTCATCTAACCTTTTTATCTTGACGATTTGCTTTCCAACAGGATTTTGAATGAATTTAAATTTCCCATTTTCCTCAATATAAACCCCATGTTTAGTTCCTTCTATCCAGCTTAATTGAACTAAGCTTCCTACATATAAAGCATTTCCAATTTTTTGAGGAATATGAATATGTCCTGAAATTACTTTCACGTCTCTTGGTGGTTTTAATCCTTGCACTTTAACCTTACCTACATCAGCTCCATTAAAAGTTAAATGAGTTATAACTTTCTTAGGTTCTCTTAATAAAATTTCTTCGTAAGCTTTAGCTTCATCTGTAAAGTAAGGTAAATATAAAATGTTATCCTCATAAACAGGCTCATAGAAAATTCTGTCAAAAAATCCTTCTAGTACTCTGATAGAATAGATAGCGTTGTTATATCTGCCATAGTAGTCGTGATTTCCAGGGATAAGCCAATGCTCTATACCTAACCTTTTGCAGGTTTCCTTTAGCTGAGAAAACGCTAAACCAGAAGCATCAAGTGTAGGGGATGATTGGATTACCAAATTGTTGAATATATCTCCTAAGCAAAGTAATAAATCAGGTTTTTCAACCTCTACAATCTCTGATAACCAGTACATTGAATTTAAGATACGATTTAACTCATTTGTGAAGCGATTCTCTTGTCTGTTCCAAGGAATAAATGACCCTTTTTCCCTAAAATGAATGTCAGAGTAATAAAGAATTTTCATTTTAAACCTCCTTATCTAAATTTAAAAGATATTTTCTTAACTTTTTTCTTATCTTAAGCCACTTGTCTCGTGGATCTTTATATTTCCACTTTCCAAGTTCAGTTAATATTTTTGCAAGATACAAAGGTGAAAAATCTCTGTTTTTCCAGGTTCTTTTTGAGGCTTGCATCGATATATGTTCTAATACTTCCTTAGATGGATTGAAGTATTCTTTAAAGAAAATTTTTGTATCTTCATCTTGTTGTATTTCAACCCATTTTTTGATCTTTTCGATTAAATCTTGAATAATTGTGAACTCTTCTGGATTAAGATTTGATGACAAAATATTTGAGTCTAATTCAGTAAATTCATTAAAAGTTTCAATTTGTCTTTGTTTGCAAACTTTACAGATATCATAATATTTGTTTAAAAGCGATCTATGAACATAAGCCCATTTCTTATGTTCTGGAAGGTTTTGAATGGATGATTGTTTCAAGATTTGCCATCCCTTTAAAAACAGTTCTTGATAAATATCCTCGTTAAACGGGTATTTCAAAATTGAGCAAATTAGTACATCCAATTTAATTGCCAAGTATTCCTTCTCATTTAACTCAAGTCCATATTCATTTAGTTTTATTCTTATTTCTTCAATTGACTTACATTTTTTAATTTCATTAACAAATTCATTACATACTGATTTTAGAACTGAAAAGGACTTTTTGAAGTTAGGAGAGAATTTAATAGAAATAATTCGGTAATCGCTTTTTATCTCACCTTTGACCTCAAGAACAACCATCTTACCCTCCTCAAAACTCCAGCTTTTAATAAAAAATATAGCTCATTTTCCGAAAAAGTCAAGTAATTTTCAGAAAAATTAACCTTTTCTTTTTATTTTAATCTTCCAAGTTTCCTTAGTATCCGAATATACAAACTGATCAATTCCAAGTTCAGATTCATCAACTTTTTCTTCATCAAGTTTTTCAACATCAATGCTGTATGCTTTTTCTAAAACCTTTTTGAGGTCTTCTAAGTCATTTTTAAATCCAGTTCCTTCTAAAATGATTTCATCTGGATGAAGTTTAATTCTGTCAAACTCAATTCCTTTCCAGTTTATTCCAAGTGTTCCATCAATTCTGATAGGACAAGTAAGCCAATCATATTTTTTCATAGGAATAATCTCAGCACATTTAACTACTAGATTGTATATATCAATAAGTTCTCCTGGGTAAACATCTATCACAATCGCATCATGAACGGTTCCAAGAATAACTGACTTTAAATTAAGTCTTTTCATTGCTTCATATAAACGAACTACGCTTGTTGTTGTAAGGTCTGAGGCTGATGATTGAACTGGATAATTTACAGCTCGTCTTTTTGCTTCTTCTTTTTTGAATTTATCTGGTTCAAATGCTTGAGGAACTGGAATAACTCTGTTAAAAGCTGTTATCACAAATCCGTTTTCAAGGACAAATTTATGTTGCTTTTCTATCCATTTTTTAAGGTTTGTATATCCTCCATATAAGTTTTCAATCCATTTTTCAGCTTCCTCAATCGTGATATTAAAATCTTCTGCAAGTGATTTTGCTGTTTTACCATACAAAAGTCCAAACACTACAGTTTTAGCTGCTTTTCTTTCTTGCTTAGTTATTTCTTCCATCGGTTTTCCAAAAATTAGAGAAGCAGTTCTTTTATGAACATCAATTCCTGTTTTATATGCTTCTATAAGTTTAGTTTCATTAGCAAGACTTGCTGCTACCCTAACCTCCAGTTGAGAATAATCAAAACTTGCAATAATTCCGCCTTCACTTTTCCACCTACTAACAAACATTCTTTTTATATCTGATTTTGAAGCGATAGTATGATATCCTGAACTCATACGACCCGTGATAGTTCCCGCGATATTGAATTCAGGATGATAAAATCCTTTTTCATCAATTTGACCTGTAAATCCGTCTATATAAGTTGATTTGAGTTTCTTAAAAAGTTTAATTTTATGAAAAAGTTCCATAAATTTTCGTTCTTCTGAGTCTTCAGGAAGATTTGACAAATACCAGTTAATAGCTTTCTTTGACAAGGAAGGTTGACCTTTTTGAGTTTTATCTACAACTGGAAGTTTATATACATTGAATGCTATTTCTTTTTGATGAATTTGAGATGAAGGATTAAACCAATCTATCTTCTTCTTTTGTTTCCATTCTTTTATTTTTGGAAGTTCTTGTAATTCTTTCTCAGCTTTCTCTATTTCTTCTTGATACTTTTCATTTAAAAACTTTTTCATTTCTAAATCTATTTTCACACCTTTAAGTTCAGCTTCAGCAAAAAGAATTGTAGCTTTATTGAGAGCCTCTCTAATTTCGTCACAATGAAATGTTTTTACTTTTTCCGATAAGTGAAGATAAATCTCTTTAGTGAAAAGAATATCAAATCCTGCATATTTAATAAGAAGTGAAGTTGGAATGTTTCCGTAGTGTCTGTCTTTTTTAAGTCTATATCTGGACTTTAAATATTCTTTAACTTCTTCATCCCATCTACCATCTAAACCTAATACTTTAACAGCTATATCTTTAAGTTGAAGAGTTTCTCCAACTTGAGTTTTGTTAAATACAAAATGAGCTAAAAACAGAGTATCATCTTTTACTTTAACTTTAGACAAATCTAACCCTGTTTTAGTTACCATAAATTTCAAGTCAAATTTGATGTTATGACCTATTACTGGAATTGTCTCTAGAAGTTGCTTTGTGAGTTTTAAAATCTTTTGCTTATGAAGTTGATTTACCACGATATCTATTTTTTCGTATTTATCTCCTGGAAGTGGGTCTTTAATGTAAAGTGGAATTACATAACCATATGGGTCGTTTGGAAATGAAAATGTAAGCATAATGATATCGTTGTGAAATGGGTCAAGTCCATTTGTCTCGATATCAAAACAAAACCATTCAGGTTTTTCTTCAAGTTTCTTCTCAAGTAGTTTTATTGCATCTTCATTAAAAAGTGGTTTGATGAGATTTTCCCACTCTACTTGTCTACTATCTAGTACTTTACCAAATACTGATATGAATTTTTGTTTCCACTTAGGGTTCCTTAAAACTGCTGCTGGGTGAAAATTAGGAATAACTTTAAACCCTTTCCACTCTAGTTCTTTACCTACTAAATCTGTAATCTTTCCTTTTATACCTAATCCTTTTAAAGCAGTATTACCTAAAGGCATTATAATAACATCTTTACTTTCAAATTGTTTAAGTTCTTCAAGTAGAAAAGGAAGACAACATTCAATTTCTCTGTCAGTTGGAGTTCTAACTCCTCTATTAGGATTGAAAGGGTCTGCATAGGGACAACATTTAACTACATTAGTTATGTAGCAAACTTCTTCTAAGTTCTTATTGAAATACTTGAATACTTCTTCTAATAATTTTCCTGACCTACCCACAAAAGGTTTTCCTTGTTTATCTTCCCTTCTTCCAGGGGATTCACCTAGCAGTATCATTTTAGGGTTTTTAAAATTTCCTCTTGGTTTAACAAAATGAGTTTTGCATTGTTTATAGAGACCACATAATTTACATCTTTCTGGTACCTTTTCTTTCATTCTTTCTACCTCTTTTTGAAAGATTATAAAACTCTACAAATTCAACTTTTCTACAAATAGGACATATAAATGACATTCCTTGTTTTTCTTTGAATTCTGCCATCTGACTTCCACATCTTTTACAAATCATATTACAACTTCACCTCCAAATGATAGTTTCTATTTTCAGGTTGAATTAAAATTCTGTTTCCATCCAGATAGACATACCATACTTGAGTTTCAAACTCGATAGGTATCCATAGCTCACTAATTCGTATCCTTCCTAACTTTGCTTCAATGTCAACTTGGTCGTCTTGAATTTTCTTTAATAAGTTTTTCATTTTGAATTTTTGTGCCACTCTTACTAAAGTCGATCTTACGAAGTCGCAACATTGAACTTTCATACTATTTCCTCCTTTTCCATAAAATCTAAAATAGCTTCAATTGCTTTTTCAATATTGGAAGTTTCAAAGTCTGTTATCAGTAACTCAAAATCAGAAAATGTGGCGTTATAACTTATAAAAATCTTGTTTAACAAAGAATTAAATTTTTCATCTTCAAATAAAAGTAACCCTACAGGTTGATCTAATAGTATTTGAACCTTATTGTTGAAAACATTTATCTCCATTATTCTCCTCCTTAATTTACTTTTATTTTTAGTTAAATATAACATATTTTCCAAAAAATATCAAGTATTTTAGAAAAACTTATTGAATTTCTCCAATATACATAGTTTCTAAATTCCTTTTAAGAGGTATTCTTATACCTGATTTCCCACGTCTATTAAACCCTAAATAAAAATACCCTTCAACTGCTCCTGTTTTGAAATTTAAACTGGAGATAGACCAACTTCTATGGGCTTTCCTTGCTGAATGAGCAAGATCATGAGGTTCTATTACTTCGCCTTTGTCAGGTTTATTCCAAGCATCCCTAACTGGTTGTGAAAAAGTCAAAATTGGAACTTGCCATTTTACTGCTAGATTAATCAAATCTGAATAAATATCCCCTGAGCTTTCGTAAAGCGAATCATTTTTACCTGAAGTAGGAATAAGACAAT